GCTATGGGATATTTTAGGTCGTTTGCATAATTCATTCCATTGCCGAGCCAAATCTTGAGGAAAGCCAGTTTTTCGATTATACTCATTTGTCATCTTGCAAGGCTTTAATTTGTTTAGTTACTCCCTTTTTAAATCTCTTATCAAATGCCTCTTTCCAGTCTCCTTTTATTCTTTCCCAAAGTTTTCGCTCTCTATGATATGAACCTTTTCCTTTTGCAGTATATCTAATGTTGTTTGATTTCATGTATCCGTCGATAAAACCCGCTTGGTTCATTTGGATTAATGCGTCGGCTTGCATTAATGCTTCGCTTGCTTCTTCATTCATTTGAGATACCACGGGCTTTGAGGGTCAAATGCCCACCCGCCCAAACTCTCTTTATAATTTAATACTGCACTTCTGATTAAGTCCTTATCTAGCACGTTGTCGAACTGCACGAATTTTAAACCAAAGTCCACGCAGGAAACCCAACCCCTTGAATAACCATGTAGAAACCCCAGTCCATACGCCAGAGTTGCTACTGAGATTAAAATTAAAATTAGTTTTATATGAGGCCTGAATATTTTATTTTTTGTTTTGATTATCATAAGAGTTCTTGCTCGTAGACTATCCCAGTCGTTGGGTCTTTCAAATTACCTCGATTATCTTTTCGAATACCAATAGGCTCGAGGGCCACACCATTAATTCTCATCATCTTATCGATAGGCATAATCTTAAACTTGGGTATTGGCTTTGCTCCTAATGCTTTTCGCATGACAGCCATAGAGATATTTTTTCCTTTAACGTGTTCATAACATTTTGCGCTTTCAGAAGTAAACATCATATTGTTTAGAACTTGGTCAAGGTGTTCTTCTGGAAAAACATACTCCCATAATTCCACTGGCCTTAATGCTCCTTGAACTGGAATTATTTCTTTTTTCCCCGACGATAGATTTGTTCTTTCCCAAGAAAATAATTGAGACTGCATCCAAGTAATCCAAACATCTCTTTGATGTTTCACACCCCTAGAAATAAAATATAAATGCATTATCGTCCAAACAGACGTTTCACTGTCGCCTCTGCTTCTTCGTTTGCTTTTTCTTCTGCGGTCTTTTCTCTAATAGATGGTTTTCCCGCGTAAGATGTCCCGCCCATTTCCATACGAGTCTGAAGTTGAATTTGTTGGTCTGTGATTTTTCTCATATCATCCCTAATCTTTTCGATTTGCTCTCGTTCTTTTCGTAAATCATTTAGAAAATCTATCGGGCTTTTTTCTGTCGTCGGGGTTTTCGTGTTTGGAATTTCTTTTTGAGTTTCGGGGGTTGTCGAATCATCCTCAGCCATAGTCTTAAGTAGTTCATTGTTTATTTAAATCTTACCACAATTTTTTTTGTCTGCCCTTATACTTAAACCATTCCAATACAACTCCGAAAGTAATCAAAAAATATCCATGCAAATTTATTGAGTCATTCGTCGTTAAAAATCTAATTCCTGTCGCCGTCAAGGCTATCGCCGCGGTATTTATCAGCGTTTCGATTGTAGCTTTATGGTCAGCCATTTTTTCCTATGTTCACCTGCCTTGAAATTAGGTCTGCTTCCAGTATGTCCTTCCATGCGTCTGGAATTTCAAATTGGACAGCATTTTGAAATTTAAGCATATTATCATTTCCCCCGGATATGAATTTGCCTGTATCACTCTGAGTTATAGCTTTGACCACACGTTCAGCATTTCTTATTTGTTGTTGATATGTTACAAACCGAGCTCGAGCTTGTGAAAGAGTGAGGTCTCCATTCTCTACTAAAACTGCAAGGGAGTTCATAGCATTTATATTATCTGACCTTGTAGCTTCTGCACTGGCTAAGGTTTTAGTTATATCTCCAGTCACGCCAGTTACTTTCGATAAGGCACTTATTGCCCTTAAAGATAATAAATGAGCCGCAGCTGAGCCTCTTTGAACACGCTCGTTTATTGCGGAATTAAAAGGGGATAGTTTAGAATCCGGACTCCCTGATGCTAATCGTTCAGCACTAATTTTTGAAGCAAATTTTAAAGGGTTTGAGATTAAATCTATTGTCTGCCCTAAATTTTGAGTAAATTGTTCTTGTCCCTTTTTTATTGATTGTTCTTCTGGAGTTAGAGGGGCATTAACTGGTGAGGGGGTTGATTGTAATTCGATATTTTGTTGGGTTTGTGCTGCTTCCTTTATTGCTTGTTGTTCAAAAACATTTTTTGTTTGTTCTTGATTTGAAATAATAGCCCTCTGTTCAGTCTTATTAGGTACAAATGCCTCTAAAGGCACTCCTGCCCGCCTCGCTAAATCTAGTCTCGGGTCCGTAGAAGATGTTTTTAATTGGTCTGCTATCTCTTGGTTTCTTTTATCTCTTTGTTTTTGCTCCTCTTTAAAATTACGAACGACCATTAAATTCCCACCTCACCCGGTTGAAAGTTTAACTGTTGAGCTTGTCCGTCTTTGTTTGCGTCTTGTTGCAATGCGGGAGCTATGCTCTCGGGTGCAATTAAATTAATTCTTAATCTCAACTGGTTCCAAATTTGCGCTTCCTTTTTTCTCTGTCTGAATTCGACAACTTGCTGATTGCTCAATATTCCAACTTTCCCACCCGACTCAGTAGCTCCACTAGAATCACTTAATAACTCTGGGCTTCCAATAGTGCTGTAAAAGTCTTTTCTTAAGCTGTTTTTCCACTCTATTAAAATTGGGCTCGGGCTGTTTATCTTCAGAACTTCCCACGTCATCAAGTCTTCGTCGTCTGGAAGAAATAGCAAGTTATCTGTTGACATTCTCATGGCTTCCTGAACTCTTAATTTAAAACCCGCTATCTTCGTCGGATTGTCAGTTTTTAATTTAATTAAAATCACTGGCTTGCTTTCCCTATGCATAACCTTCTGGATATCGTCATCTATTTCTTTTTGAGCAATAATGTTTTTAGTTAGAACTTGCAATAAACTTAAACCAGTGATGTTGTCGGCTATTCTGTCCTGAGCGAAGTGTAAAATATCTCTTGGGTCAAACTTACGAAGTGGCTCTTTGTCTCCTAGCTTCGCTATTTGCTCATACCTTATGAGAATACCTTTTTTATCGACGACATGCCTTATAGCTGACGGGTCTAAAGGTTTAACGTTAATAGGAAAATTCCGTTTATCTGCGTCGTCCCAAATTATCTCACCGTAACCATTCCCGCAAATCATGGCCTGAATGTCTAGGTTTTCAAAGATTTCCATAGCTGTATCTTTTCCCCACCCGTTAAAATGGTCAAGTATTACTTCAGTTTCTGGGTCTGCTGTCCATCCCCTACCCCATGTCCATGTTGCCCTTAACAAAATAGAATTTTTTAAGTGTGGATTCTCGTTAAATGCTCCGTTGTAAGTTGTCCAGTCATTATTTTCAAATATCGTCTCTTTGTCTCCAGTTGCTCCCTTTGTTACTAGTGGAGTTATGACTGTGTCTAGTGTTGTGGGTCTTGCGTCCCCGACTACTGCGGAACCTATATCATATTTTGGCATTTAAGTTGTATCCACTCTAAAAGGAATAAATATTTTTGTGATTGTTGTGGCAGTTGGGTATGTTGTGAGATTTATCGAACTTCCGTTTCTGTTTGCCCCATCGTGTCCTATTTCGAAAGCTCCTGTCCCAGTATCTACAATCATCAAGATATTTAATCTTAACTTCTCCCCTTTTTTTACGGTTGTCTGAGTAATTGGTAGTCTTAATAATGCCGTATTCATGCCTGCATTTACATTTAAAGCGCCGTCTACAGCATAGGTGCTAACCGCAGAACTAACGTCAGTTACAACACTGTTAATATCTATTTTTTGGAGTTTCACAGTTAATCTTTTTGCTTCTGTTGTTCCAGAAAACCAGTCACCACTAAAAATAGCAACACCCTTAACAGTTCTCGGAAGATTAAAAGTGCTTGTATCAAAATTAACTGTGGTTGTACCTGCTCCGGTTCTTTGTGTATATGTTATTGTTGAGCGTAACTGTTCAGGGGATAGAACGTAAGTTTGAGTCTGTCCCTCACCCCCACTAATAGCATAATATACTTGAAAACCAAGTCCAGACGCTAAATCTATAAAGTCATAACTTGCAATTGATGACGCTTGACCTCTCGGAATAACTTGGGGTAATTCGGCCACTTTATACACTCCTAAGGAAATTTTGGAAGTCCTTATCTTCTAGCCTAGCCATTGCTTTATTAAAGTTATTCAAATTTAGATTTAACATTGTTGTAGCTTCACCGTTGCTTGTATAATCACCCATTGAGTAATTTATTAATTCATTCGCTGCGTAGCATGCAGCTGCTTCACTTAATAGGGGTTTTCCCACAGCTAAAATAGTTGCATAATTAGTCACCCAGTCAAACCTTGTAAATCCGCAAATAATTCCCTCGGCTTCGTCTGAAATTCTCGCTAAAAAAGCCCCGCTTGTTGAGACTGAAGTGCTTACATTTGCACCCGCTTTCCCAACTATCGCTTGACTTGTTGTTAATGTAAATGGCATTAAATATTTAACCTCTGTAAAATTAAATAAAGTGTGTCGGTGACTTTTTGAGTTGCTTGCACGTTTGCAAAATCTGCGTCGGCTAAAACAATTGCAGAGCTTGCGGTTGTGCTTGAATAAGTTGTATCTCCGATTGTAACTGTTTGAACCATTTCAAATGTAGTCAGCCCAAAGATTTAAGCTTTTGTCTTCATTCGCTAACCACGCCGCTCTAATTAACGCTTCTACTACATCGCTATTTGTGTGCGAAAATATGGCGTTGTGAGTATTTCCCTCTTTGATTTTAACATCAAACTGAACTGACTCCAAACTATCAATAACTTCGTCATCGTCTAATAAACTAATTGTTCCTTGCTCCATCATTGCCTTTAAATTTTGATACATATCCTCTTTTAATAGTCTAGTTGTAGATATGCCTTCCATGTCCATCGTTCTTTTTGCGTTGTTTAGTGCTATCACTCTGCGTCTTGTTGACTCCTCTCTTAAAAGAAAATCACAAATTCCAACGCCCATACTTCCGCTTCCCGAGTCTATTCCTATTTGTTTGCAATTCCATTTTTTATTTAACTCAATTATTTTATCAAATGTCTGAGTCATTATTGTCTTGCTTGTGGTTAAACTTTCAACGTGTTCGAAGTTATCTCGGTCTATCTTTTTTAAAATTTGAAAAGAGCTTTTATCTTCACCCATTCTTGCAAGGTCTATACCCATGATGTGCCTTGTGTCTTGTTGTGGTTTTATTGGTCTGATAAGTTTACAACATTTATTTATCAATTCCACGGGATAAAATTTAAAGCTATCTTCAGTTGGAACACCCATATATTCCTGAGCAAAGATTTTATTGCTTAATCTTAATCTTGCTTGCTCAATTTTCTTAAGCATGCTGTCTTTATTGTGTTGAGTCCAATGTTCACTTATTGGTCTTTGATTTGCTACATCAATAGAACTCACATCAAAACGTGTGAAGCTATCATAAGCTCTGTTTTCGTTTTTCCAAGTTTTATAAAATTCGCCTTGTGTCCCGTCGAATGTTGAAAGCAAGATTGTGTCTGCGTTAGTTGTTAATAGTGCAGGATAAACAGCTTCGTAGATTTCTTGGTTAACTCTACTTGCTTCGTCAACATAAAGCCGATGAACAGTTATGAATCTAACAGAGAGCCCACCTGTTCCTACTGGTAAACAGTAATATGTAGTTCCGTTTTTCAAGTGGAATTTTGTTTGAGTGGGTTTGTCTTTTCCACTTGTTACAACTTCTTTTTTGTGATTGTCTAATAAATAATTTAAAGTTTTTGTGTAGAGTGCAAATGCTTGTCTTTCCAAGGGTGCTATCATTAAAATATTACAGTCTTTTTTTCCGTGTTTAATTCCCCATTCGCTAGCGTCAATAGCACACACCATCGACTTTCCGACTTGTCTTCCAGAAGCAAGAAGTTTATCACCTTCTTGTTTTAAAAAGTTAATCTGCCATTCGTCAAGAATCATTCCATAATTTGTAGATTTTTCA